TTACGGGGTATTGCTAACCGCTGCCGCCACTTTGTCGCCACTTGGCAACGTAGCTAACGGGTTAAAGCGCAGAGCGGTTTCAAGGTGATCGGGAGCAAGGTGAGCATAGCGCATGGTCATTTTTATGTCGTGATGGCCCAGGATTTTCTGGAGGGCAAGGATATTACCTCCTGACATCATAAAATGTGCTGCAAATGTATGGCGCAAAACGTGGGTAAGTTGCCCGCGTGGAAGCACGATGGAGGTTTTATCCATCACTGATAAAAACTGGAAGTAGCAGTCGTTAAAGAGCTTGAAACCATCCAGAGCAATGATTTCTTCATACAGCTCTTTGCTGATCGGAATGCTGCGGTTCTTTTTGCCTTTGGTCCTGACGAAAGTGATTCGGTACTTAGTGACCTGGGAACGAGTGAGATTTACAGCTTCGCGCCAGCGTGCTCCGGTACTCAGGCAAATTTTAACGACCAGAGCGAGGAGGGCGCTTTGACGCTGGCAGTCGTACAAAAGCTCTGTGATTTGTTCATGCGTGAGCCAGGCCATTTCCTTTTCGGCAATGGTGAACTTACGCATGTTCTCCAGTGGGTTTGGTGCTGTCCATTCGCCGAGCCGGGCCAGCTCGCTAAAGACTCCGCTCAGATAGCTTTGCTCCAGGTTGATAGTTACCGGGCTGGCGCCTTTCTTCCACTTCTCGCTAAAGTAGACTTCACCTGTCAGCCGCTTGTCACGATAATGCGCGAATAATTTTGAGCTGAGATCAGTAGCGAGAGGGTTTCCGAGTGCATCGACCATCAGGACCAGCTTGTCGTAAACATGCTCGCCAGCGGTCAGGGATTTGCCGTGCAGTTTGTACCAGAGTTCAACTACGTCTTTCAGAGTGCGACGGTCTACCGATTCACCGAGCCAAGGCTTAGCCTCTGCCTCATCCATCGTATGACGCTCAAAGGCTAATGCCTCGCCTTTGGTGGCGAACTGCTTGCGTACACGACGCCCGCTGCGCCCAGCGGGGTAGCATTCACAAATCCACTTTCCTGTGTCGAGTTTTCGTACTGCCATAAAAAAGCCCTCATGTCTGAGGGCTAAATTTAACTGTGCATTTAAACAGTAGTCAATGTGTGATAGTAAAACAATTAAACATTGATTATTTAGTGATGTTTTTTGCCGTCTCTATTTCAGTTAACTTATCTATAACCATTTCTCTAATCAAATCACTTTCTTTGATTAATTCGTGTATTTCAAAATTATCGCACTGGTTCAATTTTCCGTTTTCTGTTATGTAACTTATTAAATGCATCGTGTCTGCGCTATTGTATTTCTGATTTTGTAATGCATGTGCAAATATTTTTTCTATAGTATCTTTGACAGAGCCATCATTAGGCATTTCTTCTTCGAATATTTTTTCATAAAGCTCTTTTAGTGCGTAAAATAATCTTAAAATTGCATCTTTATATAATTGCTCATCCGTTTTGTTATCATCTTTAAAACTATCTTCATATTGATTAATTAACTCGGTTTTATCTTGTGTGTTTACTATTAAATCTTCGGTGCTATCAATGGCGTTTTTTATTATAGGGTTTAGTTTTTTCGTCAGGGCAATTACATCATCAAGGTTTTTTTTGGTAAAATCTCTATTGTGAGCAACACAGCACCTTAAGTCATATAATGTTTTCCAGTCCGTTATGATTGTGTCTGAATTAACGCTGATACTAGACTTAAAATATTTATCCCAATTGGTTTGAGGTATTATCTTTTTTATTTCTGCAAATGTTTTAATATCTAGTTGTTCAAACGATAATGGTGCTAATTTTTTTATTAATTCAGAAATATCTAGTTCGCGATAAGCATTGAATAGGAAGTTAGATAACTGGATGAAATCAACTTGGTACATGATGTTATGTTCATCTTGTATATCGTTATTGCTTTGCTTCTTTGATTTATCAAGTGAGCGAGCGAACTCTTCCGGAATAGAGTTCTTAACCCATGATAAGCCGACATTATTAAGCATGAATTTAGTAATCAGCTTGCGCATAAGATTTTCAATTTCATGAATTATAGGGTACGCTAATGTGGAATAATATTTGCTGATATCATCCCATATAATTTGCACACTACCTAAATTATTTTCATGGGATATTTTTTTAATCGTTCGTAATAGTTTTGAAAATACCATCAAGTTTTCATCATTGACATCATTCAATACTATTTTGATAAAATATGTGTCTTTGTTTGTTCCATGTTCGGATATGTAAAAATCAAACGCTAGCTTATTAAATAGGATGCTATTATCAAGAAATTCAATTTCGTCAGTCGCTTCTAATGTTTTCTTATAAGCAGCGGGTGTTTTCCCAAGACTGGATTTTTTATTTAAAATCATCAGTATTTCTACTGTGCAGTTTTTCAAGTTACATTCCTTTTATATTTAAACTATTTAATGCCACGCGTTTTTATCTAACGCAACTTATAATAACCTTCGCGATAATTTTCACTTCACTTATTTCACATTCAAAAGAACGATTTCCGCCATCAATAAATATTCTTCTGTTTGGTAGGCGAGTGATCGTTCGAATAAACATATCCTCATCTATTTTAATAAGCCATCGCCCATCTCGCACACTATCAAAATTATTATTGCAAATAAAATCTGAGCCATTGTCTGTAACTACTATTAAATCTTTGGTCACTTTTGGTAGCAGTTTTTTATCGAAGATTAAAGAGTCATCCTCACACAATTTTCCATTGATAAGGTTTTTTCTCTCTAAAACCACCATTTCATCTTTACACAAATTATCTTTTGTTCCTGTGCCGAATGAGAGCCATTCAAGAGAACTTCCTGTTTCGATCGCGCATTGTAAGACCCAATCTGCAGGAAAGATGTCACGCATGTAGCGTGTGGCCATTGTGCTCTTTGATACGCCCAAGTGGTCACAAAGCGCTTGTCGGGTGGTGAACCCATACGCCTCTACCAATCGTTCAATGACTTTCTTACCACCTCTGCTGAAATCCACAAGACCTCCAAAGCAATCTAAAATGCGTTGACAGATTCCAAAAGCGATCTTAAAGTTGAACTCGAAGTGTTCTTTTGGAGCCTTCACTACTAATCACGAGAAACAGCGGCTCGCCACAAGCCGCACTGAAAGAGGAATGTTGCACCATGACCCCAAACATTTCAATCACTCTGAATACACCGCACGTCACAATTGAACGTTATAGCGAACTCACAGGCCTTCCGGTTGATACGATCAATGACATGTTGGCTGATGGCCGACTTCCGCGGCATCGTCTCCGTAAAGATAAGAAGCGTGAAAAAGTCATGATTAACATGGCTGCTTTGACAGTAGATGCACTTTCGGCATGAAAAGACTTTGCTTATCGCAATCTGTTTTATGGTTCGATTTTGCGATAAGTTCGGAGATGAAAACTATGTTTGATTATAAAGTTTCCAAACAAAGACATTTTGATGAAGCCTGCCGTACCTTCGCTTTGCGTCACAACATGTCGAAGCTGGCAGAACGCGCAGGTATGAACGTTCAGACTCTACGTAATAAGCTAAACCCTGAGCAACCACATCTGCTCACCGCACCAGATATCTGGCTGCTCACCGATCTCACCGAAGACTCAACATTGGTTGATGGTTTTCTGGCGCAAATTCATTGCTTGCCATGTGTCCCGGTAAACGAAGTTGCAAAAGAGAAATTGCCGCATTACGTCATGAGCGCTACTGCAGAAATAGGTCGTGTTGCCGCTGGTGCTGTCTCTGGTGAAGTGAAAACTACCGCAGGCCGTCGCGATGTAATCAGCAGCATTAATTCAGTTACGCGTTTGATGGCACTGACCGCAGTTTCATTACAGGCGCGTTTGCAGGCTAACCCAGCAATGGCAAGCGCGGTAGATACCGTGACGGGCCTAGGCGCTTCGTTCGGTCTGATCTGAGGTGGTTATGCTGACTAAAGAACCATCTTTTGCATCACTTCTCGTTAAGCAAAGTCCTGCAATGCACTGCGGTCATGGCTGGATTTACTTACCTGATGGGAAAAAGTGGCATCCGTGTATTGAATTATCTCCCCGGCAGCAGGCTGTCCGGGGAATAGGCAAAGAGAGTTTGCTGCAGCGTTTAAAGATTAACGTGGTAGGCAGCCAGCAAACCAGGCGAAAAGTTTTTCCTGGAAGCTGAGCTTAGTGTCGTCAGTCCGACCACATGCAATAGCAGTTCTTTTGTAGGCAGGATTTAACAAAGAACCGAAAGGGGCGGAGTCAGAGTGATGCAGCGTTTTCAATTTTTGTGCAATCAGTTCTGGGGTCAGTTCATCCACGGCATAAAGCAATTCTCCGTACTGGCGGCTTTGTACGCTGGCCCGCTCGGAAACGATTGCGGGTTGCCACACAAGTTGAATTGTTGCGATTACAACAACGGGCAAAGCGAACAACCATTCCAATCCTGTATCGGCAAATACTGCAGTACCGCTAATAATCTGGATAGCAGTCATCAATTTGTCAGCTCTACCATGAAACGTCGCTGTCATAAGCTCAAGGTAATAGCAGTAATGCAACTGGAAATATTCGGAGCTTTGTTTAGTCATGCCGGATTCCTATTTTTTATCTTGCCCCGGTTCTGGCTTAGGTGCAGGGGCAGGACGAGGCAATACATGGAAGTTGTCAGAGTCTGACATCAGGTTTCTCCTTCGCGGGGTAGATGATTGTTGGCGCAAATAGTCTACCACCAAGGCACGCGCCGGGCGTGTGAAAAAATTCCCGGCACAACTTCAAATAGGTATATGTACGACGAGATAGGAGAGGGCAATGGCTATTGATGGCCCGGCGGCAACTGTTCCACTAAGCCCCGGCAAACGCCTGGACGGACTGAACCATATTGCAGAACTACGTGCAAAAGTGTTCGGCCTGAATATTGAGTCGGAGCTTGAACGGTTCATTGAAGATATGCGAGACCAAAAAGATGTTAACAATAAACAAAATGAGAGGGCACTGGCAGCCATATTTTATATGGCAAAAATTCCGGCAGAACGTCATGGCGTCAATATTAGTGATCTGACTACTGACGAAAAACGGGAACTGATTAAAGCAATGAATCATTTTCGTGCAGTGGTGAGCTTATTTCCAAAACGGCTAACCATGCCGAATTAATCCACAACAGAAATTAATGGCGTAAACCCGCCGGGCTTCTTATTGCCCAAATTCAGGAGAAACAACAATGCGAAATATTGAAACCCGTATCACCAAAACAGGACCAGATGATGCTGGTCTGTGCCAGCTGTTTAACGATGCTCGTCTGGATGAACGGAAAAGCTGCGCCTTTGCCGTTTCAATCCGAATGGAGGCACTGGCGATCCACATCCTGCAAGAGGGTATGAACGGAGTAGAGGCAGCGGAATTACTGCGTCGTGAAGTAGCGCGTTATGAAGCGGAATCTCGGGGGGACTGGCACTGATGGCTGATTCAATGGACCTCGTACAGCAGCGCGTTGAAGAAGATCGCCAGCGCCACATCCACACCGCCCGCAAAAGAGCGCCGGGCGTTTCTCGTGTTCTCTGCATTGATTGTGATGCACCGATCCCGCCAGAACGCCGCCGTGCTATTCCGGGTGTGCAGTGCTGTGTCACCTGCCAGGAAATCGCAGAGCTGAAAGGCAAACACTATAGCGGTCGTGCTGTATGAACAGCATCGATCCGCGTTGCTTCGCCGCTAATTCCATTAACACCATTAGTATTTCAGGTGGCAAAGATAGTCTTGCGCAGTGGCTAAGGGCCATTGAAAACGATGTTCCACATATTTCTGTCTTTGCTGATACGAGTCATGAGCACCCGCAGACGATTGAGTATCTGGATTATCTGGAATCAAAACTGGGCAAGGTTATCCGCGTAAAAGCTGATTTCACGCGCCAGATAGAAGGGAAACGTAAATTCATTGCGGAAAAGTGGCCCGTTTCTCTGGTTCAGGAATGCGGTATGTCGCCGGATGAGGCCGCAGAACGTATCCATCAGGCACTGGCAATCCTTAAACCAACCGGCAATCCGTTTCTTGATTTGTGCATGTGGAAAGGCCGTTTTCCTTCAACAAAGGTCCGTTTCTGCACGTTTGAGCTGAAACATGAGCCGGTGCGGACGCAGGTGATCGTCCCGGCTCTGGACGAATACGACGAAGTAATCAGCTGGCAGGGCGTCCGGGGACAAGAATCACCGGCGCGTGCTTTGCTGCCTGAGTGGGAGGAAGACGCTGACGATACACCGGGCCTTCATGTGTATCGTCCGATCCTCAACTGGCTGCATGAAGATGTGTTCGCCCTTGCCAGACGCCATGGCATCAAACCTAACCCACTTTATCTGCAGGGCTGCAGCCGTGTCGGTTGTATGCCATGTATTCATGCCCGTAAGTCCGAGCTTGCAGAGATTTTCCAGCGTTGGCCCGAAGAAATCCGTCGAGTGGCTGAATGGGAAAGGATGGTTGCGGAATGTTCGCGCCGTGGCAATTCAACATTCTTTCCGTCCACACATGACCCGCGCCGAGCTGAAAAACGTATTGAGGTCATCACCGTTGATGCTTATGGCATTGAGTCTTACCGCGATTGGGCGTTAACCACTCGCGGTGGTGCGCAGTTCGATCTGCAGGCTGGAATGAACGATAAGGCGGTGTGCAGCAGTGTTTATGCCGGAGTCTGCGAGTGACGGATATCAGTACAGGCCGGCTCACCGCTTCATTTGTAACTGAACCTCCCGGTAGTGTTGAGAATACTACCGGGCCTTATTCGTGGAATACTCCAAAAAAAGCGGTTAACCCGTTTCTGGACCCGGCGGAAGTTGCGCCGGAGTCTGCGCTTTCAAACCTGATCACTCTGTACGCTGCGGATGACGAGCAGGAGCATCTTCGCCGTGAGGCGCTGAGTGATGAGGTCTGGGAACGTTATTTTTTCAATGAATCCCGTGATCCTGTTCAGCATGAAATAGAGCAGGATCGGCTAATTAGCCATGCCAAAATGGCCCGCGAACAGCAGCGCGTTAATCCAGATTTGGTGATTATTGCCGATGTAAGCGCCATGCCTGCCCATATCAGCAAGCCTCTGCTGGAGCGGATTAAATACTTCCATAGCCTGGGCAGGGCTAAAGCTTATTCCCGCTATCTGCGCGAAACCATCAGGCCTTGTCTTGAGCGGCTGGAGCGTGTACGTGACAGCCAGGTGTCTGCGTCTTTCCGGTTCATGGCGAGCCAGGACGGGCTGGAGGGGCTGCTGGTACTGCCTGAAATGAATCAGGAGCAGGTCAAGCGCCTATCCACGCTGGTTGCGGCACATATGAGCATGTGTCTTGATGCGGCCTGCGGTGATCTGTTTGTCAGTGACGATGTTAAACCAGAAGAAATC